CTGTGATGCGGTCAACCATATCTTTGGTAGCCATAATGGTTTCAGCTTTATCTTCTTCGCCTTCCATTAGAACCCAGCCGGCAACGGATTCGTTTAGGTCGTAACGTAGTTGTAGTTCGGCCTTTAATTCTTCCTTGTCTGACTCGCCTAGTTCCATACGTGATAAAGCAGTATTGATCCAAGTTGTTGGAACTGACTCACTCATTGCACGTTTGCGAATAGTTGCGAAATAAACATTTTCGCCTTTCTCTTTACCATATTGTTTTTTCATAGATGCCTTCATTCCTGAATCGTCTGTTTTAGCTTTGATATCTTTTTCTTTCTTTTTCTCAGCTGGAGTCATTTCTCTTTCTAGGATCTCTTGATTAATAACATCTAGCATTAGTCTTGTTTTTTGATATGTTGGACTTTCTAGCACAGAATCAAAGCTTTCTGAAAGCTCTAGTTGGCTTATTCGTGTGCGTAGCTTATTACGTGCATCTTCAAGTTGCACATCTGTAAACTGCTCAAAGTTTAGCTTGTAGCCAAACTGTTTAGCTAGACTCTCGTTGAGCTGACTAGCTGTAGGTTGTTTTGAAAATTCTCTAATTTGCATGATTCTGTCCTAGAATTCTTATTACGTATTTATACAAATGACCACTTAAACATCTTAGAAATTTCTTGCTTAAAATGCTGTTCTTTGAATGAGCTAGTTTCAAATCTAGTCAGCAATATCTGATATCTTTCGTAGTCTTTGGTTAATTTCATATTGTATTTAAACACTTGAGAATCAATATGATTTGCCCAGTATTGTGTATCCAAGCGTTTAATTTCTTGTAGTTTTTCTAACTTAATCTCGTTATAGGCTTTTGCTGCCATAAGAGCACAGGTTTTTAAGAAAAACTCTCCTACATGCTGATCATGTTTAAAATTATACACAGACCAGTTGCCGGCTTTGGTCTGTTTAACGATAAAGTCTTCGTAGGATATCGAACCGTTGGGTAAAACTGTAATAGGAAGATTGCGATCTAGCTCTTCCTTAAATTGTTCAGCTAGGGCTCGTACTTTAGAACGATTGATTTTATGTTTTGATTTTTTCATTTGCAACTACAGTAGGATTTTCCATTCCTATCTTAGTTACCAAACTTTTGCGGATCATGGCCTCAACTTTGAATTGCTCGTGTTCGCTTAGAGTAGAGAGCTTAACTGGACGAGTTAGCTTTTTTAATATTTCTGCTTCTTCGTTAGTAGTCCAGATTTCGAAGTTATCAACTAGTTCGCTTATTTTCATAGCCCAGATAGTTTCTTAATTGCTAGTAGTTCTTGATTTTCAAACTTTAGACTTGGATTTGTAGGATGTTGTCCAGGAAGACCAATAAAATCTAAACCTCTACCTACCATATTTGATTTTTGTAGGTATTCGGGACTTAGTCCATCCTTGCCAATCAATCTTGCAATAGTTGTTGGATCTGTAGTTTTCTCCCACTCAACTGGAGAAAGTACTTTTTTGTCTCTAGGTACTTGTCCTGACTGTACCGCTTTGATTCTATATTCTAACTGCTTCTTTTCCCAGGGTTGGGTAGCCTGTTGCATTAATGCAGTCAGCTGAGAAATATAATTTTGTGCTAGTTGATCATTAGGACCTTCTTCCATGTTCTTTTCAGCATTGACTGTAGTACCAGGTGCAATATTATCAGGAGTATTTAAGGTTAAAGTATTATTCTCGCCGGGTTTTAATTGTGATAGTTCGACAGTTTTGGCCTGCCCGTCTGGTCCGGTAATAGTTGCTGTGCCTGCGGCTTGGTTAACCTGGGAAATCTTACCCACCATACCACCTGGTTGTGTTTCGTTGACTTTCTTTTTGTCATCGCCAGGAGCGACAGGACCTTGTGGCTTTATTGGCTCGATGTACTGCTTTGGCTTCTGTGCGTACTTTTTAGCTCTAAAGCCTTTTTTGTGTTCACCTACGATCTGATTAACCTTCATTTTGTTCTCCAATGCTAAGACTAGCACTTTCTAATTTGTCTATATATTTACGCAATTTATCAATCTTACCTCTCGCTCTGAGTAACTTAAAAGCTAGATTTTCAACAGAATGTTCGCCGCCTTGTTCTAGGCCTGCTTGGCGGAGTCGTCTTATATTAGCCATAGTTTCTTTGGCTGTGGTTAGATCATCAGATTTTAATGCTTGATTGATGCGTGAAGCATAGTTTCGAGCTTTGCTTTTTACTTCTTGTGCTGTAGCACGAGGTGCTCCCGGTTTTGGTTCACTGAGCCAGCTGTTATTTAAAACACTATAGATTCCAGCCGAGTAGTGTCGTTGTTCGTGGTCTTGTACATAAAGTTCTACATCGATATCTTTGATTTTAATAGAGTATCGACTGTTGTAGACATTCTTTTTAGCATCGTAGAGTTCTACCTTTTCCGGTGAGTCTACTACTGCTACTAGGTGCAGATCTAGATCACTGCTGTCGTTATAACCATAGCTGGCATTTGAGCCACTAATAGTTATGTCTTTAAGATCTAGTTTTTCTACGTTGAGATATTCTGCGAAGTGTCGAGCTATTTTTAGTAGTTGTAGTCTAACTTCGGGTATGAGTTTATTGTTGTCCCAGAGTTTAGGATTTAACTCGGGATGATAGGTAATAGGAGCAACTGATAGTTCTTGAAAGTTCATTCATTATTTAAAGAATTGTGCTACGCTATCCCAATGACTTGACATCCAACCAAGCACGGCCATGCCGCCTAGTATCATGTAAGTCCATTTCATCTTAAACCCTTCTAGGTCTTTGATCTTTCCAGCAAGTTGGGCGTGTTGTTCGCAACTGGCATCATACATGGTCTTTAGTTGTGCTTTGATATCGTCATGGCCAGCTTTGATGTCCACCTGCAGATGGTCAATTTTTTCATCTAAGTTAGCTACTTTCGTTTCGACTATACCAAGTCGTTCTGCTGTTGTCGCCATCGTGGCATTCTCCGTTATTAAGTCAGGGCTCTTATGAGCATGTGCCTAATCAAAAATGCCTTGTAGTTGCCTTATGATATATTTATTAAAGTTGTTTAAAAATAATGTTGCGGGCATCGCCATCTGTTACAAAAACAGCATAGTTTTGCTCCATAGATTCGTCTAATCCACTAATATAAGGTACACCCTCAAAGTCATTTATTAAAAATGAAACAGGATTATTCAAATCTCCGAATAGGTAATCTTTTTCTACTTCAAATTCAAAAACCCAAACTTTTATTATTTTACTAGTTTTAAATCCAACTACGTTACCTGCTACTGTTATTACTTCAGGTTTTTTAGAAAAAGATACATTTGCCCTCATACCTAAAGTTTGAAGAACTGTTTGGAAGTTTTGTTCCTTCCATCGATCTGTTTCTTGTCCAGAAATATTTCTATATTGTTCTGTATTAGTAATATCAACTGTAGTATAGATAGTATAACGCATGGCTGTATTTAACAGTCATAAAAAAAGCCTACTATAAAGTAGGCTTCCCTTCCCATCCCTAGGAAATTATACTGGGTTCTGATCGAAATCAGCAACAACAGCTAGAGTAATGTCTGTACCGTAGTCGCCTGAGCTAGTACCGATAGTACCTGTTCCTTGAACTGCTAGGTAAACTGGATCTGTACCGATAGTTCCTGCGATACCTGCAACTGTGAATGCATCGTTTGTTGAACCAACGTCTGTTCCAACTGTTAGTGCTTTGATAACTGCAACTAATTCAGCTTCTGTTGCGTTGCCTGTTCCTTTGTTTACGCTAACAATGCGTGTACGTGGGCCTAGGCCGTTTACTGTTGATAATTGCTCGTAATTAGCAATGACTGTTCCTGATAATGCTGGCATAATAATTTCTCCTCTTTAGCATTAAACCTACCACTCCGTAGGCTTTTGTATATGTATTTATTATTTGGACTAGAAATCTAGCTTAAAGGGCCAGTTTTTGGCGAATAGATTTGAACCAATCTACTGTGCCTTCTTTTACGGCTACACCCTTTTTAGCCATATCGTCACGGAACTGTGCTAGGCGAGGGCTGTCTATGCCCCCAACAGCATCTATAATGCTTTCAGCACTGCCTAGATCGTCTGCTGTAGCTTTAGGACCTAGCACAATGCGAGCAAGCTCGTCAACATCTTGTGTTACGATTTCTCCAGTAGCACGATTTTTTAGGCTACCGCCAAACCCGTCATACTGGAATGTCTTAGGAGGGTGTCCTGGAATACTGTTAACTAGACTAGATACTGCTAACTGTTGATCAACACCTTTGTACGGACTGTCTTTGCGACTGTAATCATGCTCATGATGACGTCCGATAGCATGGGCATTTTTCATAGTCATTAGATCTATTTGAAAGTATGCAGGTAGGCCTTCTATTTCTTTGCCCACAGGCAAGCCTATGTGTACATTTTTACCAATCTGTGTAGTTGGAAACTGCTGGCTCATTGCTTTAGCCAGGGCAACACGTACTTCTTTGTCGTCTGCTTCCGGTGCTAGGCCAAGTTTGCCTTTGATTGCATCTGTGTCAATAAACACGTCAACATCACCGGAATCAATTTTAGTAGTTCCTTTCTTGGCAAAACGATGTTCTGGGTCAAATGATCCGGCGCCACCACTACGCCAAAAACCTGGATCACCTAGGTCTGCTAGAATAGGCTGTAGTTGCTTTTTGATCTGTAAAAACTGTTCTTTGCTTAGGCGGACTAATACACCCTTTTCTGGGTTATTGTCTAGCGCATCTATTCCTAGCTTTTTAAGAGCATTACCACTCATTCTTTAGATTCCTGAATACGTTTAACACCACGCTTAAATTTCGCAGGATCACCTGATTTAATGCTATTGATAAATCTACGCTCAAGTTCTGCGGCTGTTTCGATATCGTAATGTTCTCTAATCAGTGAGATTAGATTGATAGCACTTTGTATGATGTTACTGCCCCGGCTTTCTACTACGAGATCAGTATCTCTACTAATCCCTAAATCCGAAAGCTCCTGCAGAATCGATCTAGTTGATTTTCTCATATTTGTGTCTTCCAACATTATTTATTGTATATTACAATATCTTTTTGGTAAAATCAAGCCGTTAGAACAGGTCAATAAATGTGCAGTTGCACACGACTCAGTATAAATACTGATACACACAAGGAGAGAGTAATGTTTAAAAAAGTTCTATCATCAGTATGGGATTTTTTCTGTGCAGTTGGGGAAGCTCGATATGCCGCAGAATTAGCCCGCAATGGCAAATGGCGTGAAGCCCAGGAATATTGCCAGAAGTAATATGTTTTGCGAATTCCAAGAAGTACCGTATCACCAGTGGGGGCCGTGGCGTAATCAATGGGGTTACATAACCACGGTAGCCCAGTTTGCTGAAGATGATATCCTGCTTAAATCTATCACCCCTTATAAAACAAATATCGTTAAACGATATAGCGACTGGGAAGATTGTCAGCGTGGGATAGAATTAATTGAACAGGATAGGAGATTCTAATGACACAGTTACACTGGCAACCAATGACCGACGAAGATGTCGAATGGGTAAATAATCCAGGGAAAAAATCATGTTGACTCTTGATTTCTTTCCTGCAGGTATATATAATAATAACACATACACACAAGGAGGAGTTATGTTTTCACCACACTTTTATATTGAATCTTTTCAGAACACTAAAAAGATTGTTACTGATCAGATCTTCAAAGATCCCGCCCTAAACAAAGCGGCACATGCATATATCGATGCACAAACCCAATTCGCCAAGATGGCTGTTAACAACACCATTGACATGGCTAAATATTCTGTGGAAACAGTCAGCAAGTATCTGTTTCCTAAGAAGGAAGGTACCGCCTAAAGGTACAGACATACACACACAAGGAGATTATTATGTCAACAGTATTAAATGGACTACCAGAAGTGAAACTACCAGAAGTTAAATTTAACAAGAACGGCTACGAAATCCGTACAGACATCCTAGCAATGGCCAAGGACCTAGTTGAAAGCGAATATCGCGTTGCTTTCCAAGGTTGGGAAATGTCAGCACAGCGTGACGAGAAGACTGGTCAGATCGTTACTACAGTGGCTATGCCACAATTTCCAGGACTTGATAAAGTTCTAGAAACAGCTGAAAAGATGTATGGTTTTGTTAACGCTGGTGCTAGCAAGAAGTAATTATATCGGCTAAATGCCTTATAGTCACGCATAGCGTTTATTATATATTAGGACGGGCACTACGGTGCTCGTTCTCTTATGTGAGCTTAGGGAATTTGGCCTTTACCCTTGTGCTAGTGGAAACAAGGAAAACACTAGCATTCAGCATCCTTCCATACCTTGTTGATCTAAGCTCAATAGTATTTAAACTATCGACTCTCGATCAAACAGGTTAGGGTGCTTTTTACCCCAATTACGCATAATCACTGCGGCTTCGGCATTGGCTTCGTTTTCTTGTGGGCTACCGGTAGCACCAGGATCGTCGCCATCAAGTTCTCGATTTAGATCTTGTTTGTAGTGGACAAGCTCGTGTGCCAGTGTACGACAGACATCCATGATGTGTCTGTTAACTACAGTAATACGAATATGTTCGTTACCGTAGCCTCCGAAACTAGAATGTTCAACACTACCTTTAGCATCAAACTTAAATTCAAACTTAGGAAGGCTGTCAAGTTCTAAGTGTTCTGCGGCAAATCGAACAAATTCAAGCAAGGTGCTGTAAGTATCTTTACGACTCATTCCTTCGGTTAGTAGCTCTTTGATTTTCATTACTTCTTCCTACCTTGGCAATGAGCACGTTGGCTAAATCCTTTTGGATTGTTACAGTTGATAGAACGCTTGTATTTGTCGCTCCACTCTTCACCAATATTTTTATCTATACCTCTGCTACCTGTACCACCCTTACGACGTTTGGCAGCTAGTTCTTCAATGCCGTGGCGAATCTGTTCTAAGTTCTGCTCTAGACCCATAAACAGACCGCCCTTGGCATCACGCACAATACTCTGCCACACTAGTAAATCGTTTGACTCTGCACGTTCTGCTAGATCTTTTAATTGAGCACGGGCCTGCATGATGCGCCCTTTTAAGCTCATTGGATTAGCTTTTTCGTGGCCGTAGATTACGGGATCGTTAGGATCACCGGTCATATCTATTGGAGTTTCTAGCAGTTGATGTATCTTCATAATAATACTTATCTTTTAGTAGATTTCGCGCCACTGTAGACCTGCACCTACGTTAGTGCTCTGGGCGCCAATATTAGTTGCTACAATCAAATAAATTTCGCTATCAGTACTGTCATAGTTTTGTACGATATAATTCTTTTTAGCTTCGCTAGGTAAGTTAGATGCTGGCGCACCACCTGCTTTTTGACTACCCTGTGTGCTGGCTCCTACCCAACCGTTGTCTAGCTCGTCACCGTCAGTCCAAGTAGTAGCATCTACATTATATTGTACACCGCTGTCATCATCTACATCTGTCCAGGTAGTGTCGTTAAGAAAAGTACTATTGGGTAGTTTTAACAAGCGCCATTTAATACTGTCGCCATCACTGAACATCTTAAGATTGCCCATACGCACAATCATACGATTGGCATAGGTTCTAAATGCAGTTTTTAATCTAATGGCTATGATAGGCGATGTAGCACCTGCGGCAATATTTTTTAGGGTAGGACTAGTTACAGCCCAATCAATACCTGCTTCCACATAGCCACCTTCGCTGGCCACAGTACTACAGATCTGATCAAAGTAGGCACCTGTGGTTGCGCCTGTGTTTACAATTTCACAGCGTACAGGCAAGTTAGGTGTACTCATATACACAGTAGACAAATTATTAGAGTGATGGAATATGTGACAGGGTATGAATGAACCTTCGTGTACAAATCCCACAGTAACCGAACCTACCCCTAACCATTGAAACTCTATAAATGACAGTTGTGTTTTAGTAATATCTAAGCTAAATTGGCTTCCGCCTTGTCCGTTACAACTATCAATGTTCCATTCGCTTTGTGTCTTACGAACTTCTTGTGGCGCTCCAGTTATATAACTGCGTATGACCCAACTCAGTGTACCATCGCCCGCCTGTTCAAAGTAGATGCCATTGTTGTCATCGTAGTAACCTGTGCGTTTGGTTACATTAGGTGTTGCCGCATAGAAATTAAAACTGCTGAGTATCTGCTGACTCTTGCCAGGCATATAATGATGATAGAATTTGGTCTGATGCACTACACGGCTGCTAGGATCGTTTGAGGTTGTTAGTCTAGCACAGGCTTTGTTAGGTTGAAATGCCACAGTACCGCCATTGACTAGGTAATCTACAAAGTTTGGATCTAATCCATATAAATGCTTATAGTCGCCTAAGGTAAACGGACTAGACATACGAATACGGCCAAACGCATCTGTCTGTCCTACCTTAAGTGTGGTACGAAGCACAGGTTGCCCTAGAGCATTGTACTCCATGGTATTATGTAGGTCTAGTAGATTAGACTCATGCGGATGCTGATAGTTAGTTGAATTAGGTTGTTGAACGCCCATGGATTACAAGCCCCATTTATTGCTGAGATAGTTTTCCACGTTAGAAATTTCAGTAGAATTTAACGCATGGGTAAAAATTAAGAACTCGCCTATATCACCTGTATAGTAGTTGGCACCATTATTGTTACCAATATATAAAGTAGTATTACTTGCACTGAGAGTATCACCTACTGTTCCGGCAAATGTAAGTGTAATATCAGTTTTATCGTATCGGTACTTTAAACTTGCGGCATTGGTAGTTTGTGTACCGTCATAGGCAAAAGTATGTATATGGAATGCTGTGCCATCATTGACTACTGTACTAGTTCCTACGCCGCCAGCAGCCTTGGCTACAAACTTTCCTGCCGTAGTATCATAAATCAATCCGGTAGCACCACTATTGGTTACAAATATATTTGGGCTTCCTGTTGTTGCTGTCATCTTCATCACTACAAAAACTGTCAGGGCAGGAGCACTGGCTAACGAAGAATACGGATTGATACTTAAACCATCGTTACCGTCAAAACGAACAACACTTAGAGTATTCTGTTCACTGGTCTGGTAACTGGCTCTAGTAGTAGCACCGCCAATTGGGTTAGCGTTGTGGGCGAAACCAGACTTGTCTGTCCATTGCGTGAACGTCTGGCCGTCACTAGGGTTGCTTGGAACGAATTGTACTCCATCACTGCCATCATACCAAGATTCAAGCTGAACAAAAGTTTCTGTAGGAACTGCTTCTTCAATTGTAGCAGGTGCCGACAATGATGCAATTCCTACCCAGGGCCTAGCTGGTAGTAAAGGGTCTGCATCTGCTGTGGTTCCGTAGGCTAAACTCAGTGCGTCTAAATCATAAACATTATTAGTTCTATAATAAGGTTTAGATGAATCTACTGATCCAGAAATAGTTCCATCATCAGCAACTATTTTACCTTGACGTTTTGCCTGTGCAATATCTAATTTAGCCACCTGTCTTGCGGCTTTGTTAGCAACAGGATCAGATCCGTCGCCTGAAATTAAATGAGCAATACCGTTAGCTGACATTATTCATTCTCCGGATTATGTTGGTGCCCAGGATAAGCACTTGGATGCTGTACACGAATATCGCTAGGATGTTTAGGTTCTTGCCAACCACCGCCAGCATCTTTAGTTACTGCGTCTATATCTGCATATTCTTCCTTAGGTGCATTTGAAAAAACGCTAGCAGAGCCGTCTGTATCGTCTTTGCTGACTAGATCTACTATCTGTTTAAATTTGCGAATAGTATCCGGATTCTCTTCTTGCGGCTCTGCTACAGCAACTACCTGTATTTCTGGTTCTGCTGTTTTCTGGCCGTCAATTAAGTCTAAAATACTGCGTATGATTTCTTGGGCTCTCATGATTGTTTCCTGTATCCTATATTTAGTGTTAAATAGCGTACTATGATAAACAAAGAACCTTTCAAAAAACTACTACAAGATCTAAAAGATTCAGGAAAATATCGTGTTTTTAACGATATTGTACGAGAAGCTGGTAAATTTCCTACAGCTATTTGGTATGGACCCTATGCTATTAAAAATATAGTTAACTGGTGCTCGAATGATTATCTAGGCATGGGACAGCACAAAGTTGTTATTGATGCTATGCACACAGCATTAGATCATACTGGGACAGGATCAGGCGGAACTCGTAACATCGGAGGAACTAGTCATTATCATGTAGCTTTGGAACATGAACTAGCAACATTACATAAGAAAGAACGTGCCTTGCTGTTCAGTAGTGCTTACGTTGCAAATGAATGGACACTGATCGCATTGAGCAAGATCGTACCCAATATTGAGTTTATCAGCGATAGTAAGAATCATAATAGTTTGATAGTCGGAATACAACATAGTAAAGCTAAGAAAGTAGTCTTTAAACATAACGACTTAGAAGATCTAGAACAAAAACTTAAAATTAGTTTTGCACAAGGCAATACTCCTTGCATAGTATTTGAAAGTGTTTATAGCATGGATGGAGATGTTAGTCCTATCAAAGAAATATGTCGCCTAGCTAAAAAATACAAAGCAATCACTTATATCGACGAAGTACACGCAGTAGGACTCTACGGAAATCGCGGAGGAGGCAAAGTAGAAGAATTAGGCCTAGAAGATCAAATTGATATTATCAACGGAACATTGGGTAAAGCATTTGGTGTTCAGGGCGGATACATCGCAGCCGATAGTGATATCGTTGATGCTATCCGTTCAGTGGCTGCTGGCTTCATCTTTACAACATCGATGAGTCCTGTAAGTTGTGCCGGTGCTCTGGCCGCAATCAAGTGGTTGAAGGAGCATAACGAAATACGCGAAAAGCACCAAGAACGTGCTCGTAAATTAAAGTATCGATTGAACAAAGCAGGTATTACAGTTATGGAGTGTTCAACTACACACATTGTTCCTGTACTAGTAGGTGAGGCTAAGAAATGTAAAAAGATCAGTGATTACCTATTAGCTGAACACGGTATCTATGTACAGCCAATTAATTACCCAACTGTCGATGTAGGCACAGAACGACTACGCTTTGCTCCTACACCATACCATGATGACGGTATGATCGAAGATCTAGTTGATGCTCTTAAACAAGCATTTGAGCAATTTGAGTAACACCAAAAACTAGCATAGAGCGAGCTTCGGCATTAGTTGCTTCTTCGTTTAACTTATCTGTATTAACCAAATCTTGTAACAAAGCACGAGCTTCGTCTGCTGATATTTCACCGTTGCGGTTAGCTTCGGCAATCTGTAGTGCCATCTGGGCACGAGTCTCAGCCCAAGGTAAACCACATCCTGCTAGTTGTAATAGACTATCTGACATTTAGAATCTCCCCTGTACTGTATGAGCAATCATATCAGCCTGTTGAATTAATATCTTCTTTTTGATTTCGCAATAGGTAGGACTTACTGGACCTTTGGCTGTACGATCTACCATTTCTTTTACAGAGTCCTGCATCTTGCCTACAGGTACAATTACGTCGCGTGTTGGTTTGCTCTTTGCGTAGATTTCAAACCATTCGATCTTTTGTGCTAGGTCTCTTGACTGTTGTGCAATATCGCCTTTGCAGTCAAAGTTACGAGTTGTCTGTTGTATTGTTGTAATGCTATGGCTTTGGTTGGCATCCCATTTAACCGGGATCCATTGTTGAATTGTTGAACAACCGGTTAGCCCAACAAATGCTAATGCTAGTATTATATTTTTCATGACTATCCTTATGTAATAGGGCCGCCTTCGATCCAGGCATCACATGTCCGTTTAGCGGCACATTTAAATTTTAAAAACTTACAGTAGCCTAACTGCCCTGCATCTACTGTATCGTGTGGATTTGAACCGGGCTCACTGCCTATACCTGTTGCTATACAATCCTGCATTTTTTCTGATATATCAAATGCTCCGCAGTTACCACAACGATTATTTTTAACTGATTCTATATCTTTAGTGTTCCACTTATCTGCTAGTTTTTGCCAATATTCATCATTTGGCTCGTTAGGATTTAGTGGGCCGTAATGATACTCGTTTATAGCCTTTTGTCTATTCTTTAGATTAAGATCGATATCTTGGGTAGCTGGTGGACACCCCTTCTCTAGTGCCTCAACGACATTGATATAATTTCTCATTTCTTTTTTGCCCTTCCGGCTTTCATGTTAGCTAACCAATGTGCTAGTTGTCCTTTACGTCCACCCTGCTTGGCAGTCTTACGTAGACTACTAATGCTAGCTTTAGTATTGATACCATGGCGTTTAGCATCTCCTTTGTCTTGTGGATTGCGTCCATCTGCAAAGTTTTCATCTATGTCGTGTGTTGTTAGTCCTAGATCTTTTAGATACTTTAAGTATTCGTGTTCTAGTGGTTCACTGCCAAAAGCCATTACAGTCTGTGGAGGTCCTTTACCAAAATCATGTTTTCCTAGACCATCGAGATCGCTAATGTGCTGTCCTAACTTATACCAATCATATACATCGCTAACGTCGATCTTTACAGTACCTTTAGGCCAAGGTATTAAATCACCCTCTTCTATACTTTCGCCACCTCCGTCTCCACCACCGCCATCTCCGCTGTAGCCTGAGTCATACCCGTACCAACCATATGGGCCTGGGCCGTATGCTCCGAAACGATACTTAGTCTTTTTCTTACGCCGTTTAGCTTCTTCGATATTCTGTGTTACACCACCAGGGCCAACATAGATAGCACGGAAATCTACTTGAGGATATTCTTTTTGTAGTTCCTTAAATACACGCAGATTGCTCATGCTATCATCATACAAGCGAACATGTCCATATTGTTTAGTGTCGAGGTATTTACGAACCCATACCGCTTTCTTGTAAGCTGGAGATTCATCTCCAGGTAAGTTACCTGCACGATGCACGTGAACACGGCTCATGTTTATGCCTAAATCTTTAAATGTCTGCAGAAACTCTTCTTTGTTGTCAAAGTCTGCACGGGCTGTCAGCATGATAACTTTGGCATTACCTGCATGATTAAGAATTGTTTTAAGTTTTCTAATCATCGGAACGATCGGCTTGCTTTCTTGGCGGAACTTTTCTGCATCTCTAAATTCGCCAAAGTCAAACTTTTCACCCGGTTGTAGTTGGTAGTTATTAAACTCTTGGTTAGTTAAATCACGTATGACCTGCCCTTGTGCATTTAAAACTTTAATCTTTGCTGTCGTGTGAAGTAATGTATCATCTATATCAAAGATGATTAGATCTCGATTACCGGGAGTAAATTCATTCGCTCTCATAAGGTATTCCACCTAAGCCGCAACCAAAGCGGGCTATTGCCTCATACAGGGCTGTAAGGATTTCTTGGAAGGTCATAGCCGTCGTCCTCTGGATAAACTGGATAATCGTTTGGGTTCATTAGTTACACCAACTTTGTTTTGCATCACCATAGTATTCACGAGCAAAGCCGTTAGCAATTAAAGCTGAACGTAGGCTCTGTCCGTTGACTAAAATGTCCCCGAGAACACGACCACCAAATTTGTCCCATCCGTAGAGTGTAGCTTGAAATTTACCACCGCTGGCTGCGGCTTGGGCGATTGCATTTTTAGTAAAAGCAGATGCGGCTTCTCCTCGCTGTGCTTCGCTAGGGCATTGTGCTCTGTGTCCTTTTTCTGGAGTGTCAACTCCGTAAACTCTGACAGCAAGTTCTGGCTTAAGAGGTGCTGGTAAAAAGGGGGCGGCGATCACAACTGTATCGCCATCGCTCACTCGTAGAATTTGTGCGTCATATGTAACACCTTTGGGTGCTTTTTGTGCTAGGGCTAGTGTTGGAACTAGTAATAATAAAGCCAGTAACTTTTTCATAGAATACTCCGTAATATTTACAGAGTATTTATTAGATATAATTGTTGAACCAACCTACTTTACGTCCTTCTGCGATACGACGATCGTGTTCTTCTACACTACTAGGATAACGCCAAGCCCATACTGCAACACAGGCCATAAAGACTGCTGTACTGATTATACCAATAGGCTTTACTCCGCCTGTGTACATAAGCACAAGACTTAAACTCATCATGGCCAGCATGAAATATTTCATTTTCTGGGGGAATACACGCTTTTCATTCCAGTTGGTTAGGAACGGCCCAAATAGTTTATGATTGTACAGCCAGGCATGCATCTTGGGTGAGCCTTTGGCAAAACAATAGGCGGCAAAAACCACAAAGGGACTGTAGGGTATGCCGGGTGTTACCACGCCGACATACGCCATACCTAGGCTACAAAAGCCTAGTATCTTCCAAAACCACTTTTTTAAATGAACTGTAACCATTCGTCAAACCTCACGTTGAAGCCTTGCTTCTTACGCTTATTTACAAGTTCAAAGTAGTCTGGCTTGTAAGGTTTGATTTTAGGCTTGTGGGTGTGGGTCTTGTCTGCCTTATCAGCATTACATGGGCCACATGCAGTCACACAGTTTTCCCAGACGGTTTTACCACCCTTTGAAATAGGGTGTACATGGTCTAGGGTAGATTCTTTACGTTCTACTCCTGTACCGCAGTATTGGCAAGTTCCTTCGTCGCGTAGGTACACATTGCCGCGACTGAAGCGGACAGCATTTTTTGGCTTCATGTAGTCTCTAAGCATGATAACGCTAGGAACAGGTGTTTCCCAACGTGCAGATCTCACGATCCAATTGTCATGCCAAGACAGTACATCGGCCTTATCAAGGACCATGTATTTGATGGCTTCTTGCCAATCAATAGTGCTCAACGGTAGGTAGCTGACTGGTAATCCGTCAGCATTCAGAACTAGGGTGTCTGACATTTTACTTCCTTCTTAGTTGTGTTACAGACCCAACCGAACGAGCTTAAATTATAAGCTCATATTGTACTTATGTCAACTCTTTTATGCTAGTATTTTTTGGGCGAATTCTAATCCGGAACGGTCAAGGGCGTTGCACCATTGATCCTTATTGTCCGATCCGAAAACCAATTCTTCGTCTGCACTAGCCAAGCACCAACTAGTTTCTTTATTCCAGGGCGGATCACCTTTGATTTCGCCTGCCAGTTGCCCATGCGCCCAACCACACATACCGAGAAACATACGCCAACGTTCGGGCTCATCTCCGTTAGCAATTCTAGGTAATATATCATCAGCAGAGCTTATGCTGAAGTGATCGTTAACACGCATGGTATTTTTACATTCCCAATCGCTGGTGTGTAATAGGCTTAGACTTTTTACGTTAACCGGGCCACCTAGATAAATGAATCCCGGACGATCTAGTGGAAATCCTAATTGGTCTCCAAACTCTTTTACGCTCATCTGGCTACGTTTGTTTAGTACTAAACCGACACTACCATGATTATGGTTTTCAGTAATCATAACTACTGTCTTGTACCAGAAGCTGCCTTTGACCGCAGGCGGCGCGATGATAAGATTTCCAACTAATGTGTTCATGCAATATTTACATTTATGCGCGAGCTTGGATCGCTCTTCTGACATCGCCTGCTGTGAGTATTCCATCCTTGGTAACATCTAACCCGTCGTTCCAGTCGTAGACTGCACTTCCTCTTTTAGCAATGACGTAACTGTTAGGTTTTCCTACACCTGCAGGCCAGAACACTGAAAGATAAAGATCGCCTAACTTCATTCCTGGTTGTACACCTCGCATGACAAAATACTTGTAGACATAATCTAGCTGTTCAACTGCTGACATTTTCTTTAGTTCATCAACTGTTGTCCCAAGAGATCGTGCTGTGTCTGGCATAAACTGAATTAATCCAGTAGCCTTAGACTTTTTGTTTTGTATTGTATGATCAAGGCCAGATTCTAACCTCATGATAGCAATTAGATCTGATTTAGCTACTCCTAACTTATCGGCAATCTTTTGTAGTTTGTTATTAAAGTCTGGATCCTGTATTGTTGTAGTGTCAATCTTACGTTTCTCAAACGATCCTCTAGCTGGTTTAACTTCTGCATCTGTACTCTTAGTTAGGCCTTTGAATAGCTCAGGTTTAGATTTGATTATTGCATTTAACTTCGCGACAGTTTCTGGTCCTGGATCTCCGTCAACACTAAGTCCATTGTCTCGTTGGAACAGCATTACTGCCGCAGATGTTTCTCTTCCTCTAATACCGTCGACGCCGTGTGTTGGTAACTTATAGCCTAGAGCCAATAATGCTTTTTGTACGTCTGCTACTGCTGGCTCTCGTCGAGTCTTAGGAACATCAATTATAAACGATCCAGGTGTGGTGGGCTGTACAGGCTTACCGCTTTGATCCGGCTTTGCTGGTGTTGTGCTAGCGGACCTACCTGCTAATGATATAGCTTCTTGGGCCGCGGATTTGTAAGCCCCTGGAGTGCCATGTATTCCATCTGAAGAAAGACCTTTGCCATCTAGGTCAACAACAGGAACACCTACAGCAGATTTAATTGCCTGTCTAACTTCTTCTTGGTAATCACCTGAATAATACTTGGCCAATCCTGGAGCTCTCGCCTGGCCGTTTGGAAATAAAATAAACACTACAGTATGTCCTGCAGCCTTGGCAGCATCAACTACTCGTCTTACGTTGCTGGCAATCGTAGCTGGGGGTACTAAGGGTCTTTTACCTTTAGAATCCATATGTGCTCTTGCACTGTTAGCAGTATCGTTGGCACCTTGGCTAATTAAAACTATTTGATTTTTTGGAATAGTTTCAATACCTACTGGGCCACCGTTCTTTGTATGGCGCCCATTAAAATTATTTTGGTGTGTCGATGGAACTCCACCGTTGGCTCTATTAATAACACCTTTCTGATAGGCCAATCCTTCAGCATGACTATCGCCTACTGAATAGACTTTTCTTTCTTCTTCAAATAGTTTAAATTCTGCGTATCTCATATTATTCTGCTATTGGGTTAACTTGTTGACCGCTTGCATATTTTTCCCAATGCAAGTGAGGGCCTGAACTAAAACCAGTGCTGCCAACTGCACCTACTGTTTGTCCTTTTTTCACTTCATCACCTTGTCTTACTGATATCTTTGATAGATGCATAAATCTATGTTTCACGCCGCTGGCTGTAATTAGTTCGACTAGATTGCCTGCTGAGCCTGCCATACCAGCAAATTGTATCTTGCCATCATCAGGTGCGATAACTGGAGTTCCTGTAGGTGCTCCGATATCAACACCCGGGTGTTTAACTTTATTTCCTTTAGGGCCAGTTACAGTTCTACCATAGTGTCCTGTGATCGTGCCCTTGGTTGGCATGATTTCACCTGAGGAAGTTGTTGGAGATCTAGGTTGTGTGTTTGTTCTGGGAGCAGGTGCTGAGCCTGGCGACTGTCCGCTTAGATATTTGTCTACAGCGGCCTTAGTGTAAGGTCCCATTATTCCGTCATCTTTAGTAGGACCTAGATCATAACCTTTGGATATCAAATATCGTTGCATTTGTTTCACGATTGGACTAAAAACACCTTCGAGTAATTTAAATTCTGAGTAACGCATCGTTAACTCCAATCGGGCAAAGGCCCGCCGTACTTGTGGCCTTTGATCTTATGTCCGCCTACCTTAACACGGCTCTTGGGACTTTTACCAAGTTTATGACTCTTTTCGCCATCACGAGCACGTAGACCTTGACTCTTACAGCTGGACAGTTGGCTAGCACCTAATTCGTCGTCGGGCTTAGAACTTAGGCATAGTTTACGACTAGCCTTTCCTGCTTCGTCTACATCAACTGATTTGTATTGAGGCACTGGTTCGTGCCCGCGGCTAGGACGGCTACCAGATCTTGCTGGGCGTTTAGGGTTTATACCTATAGGGTCTTCGACTATAAATTCTTTTGCTCGCATAGTTATGTATTTATTGTTCTTACTGTGCTAAGAACTCAAATACATTTAGCCATTTACGTTTGCCTATAGTTGCTTTAAGATTAGTTAAATCTGCCTTAGTTGTGTGTCTAAAGCGGGTTTTTTCGATATCAGGCATGGGTACAAATTCTAAAGGTACACCTTCTTGCTCTGCTATCTCTTCAGCAATATCTAAGAAACTGTGGGTAAGCCCGCTACCAACATTCCAAATTCCGGACCCATTAACTTGTTTAATGAAGTCAATGTGTAGACGACAAACATCACCAACCCAAGTCCAATCACGACGAACATGTTCAGCGTTCTCCCATACTGTTATTTTACCCTCGTTGCGAGCCTGTGTACGCCACTTATGTATTGCGTTTGCCCTACGTCCTCTAAGATGCATCCATTTTCCGTAAACATTAAAATAACGGAAACCCTGCACCATTACAGTAAGCCTTTGTTGAAACACCCAACGATCAAATAGATACTTGCTCCAAGCATAAGGAGTCTGTGGATGACAGGCAGAGTGTTCGCTAAAGTCTTTAGTATCGCCGTATACTGAACTCGAACTAGCATATTGTAGATGTGTACCATGTTTGTTGCACTCGTTGAACAACCATTGACTAAACTCGTAGTTCTGTTTCATGACTAGATCTACATCTGTACAGGTCATGTCGGCAATAGCACCTAGGTGTATAACCCAATCGTAGTGTTCTACTTCGGGTAAATTTATAGGGTCCCATTCCCAACCATCAACTTGCCAGCCTTCTTCTTGGTGGCACCAAGCCAGCATATTGCGGCCAATAAAACCCTCATGGCCGGTTATTAGTATCTTCATACTGCTATTTAATTCGTAGGTAGCTCTTGTAAAAAATTATAATTTTCTACAATTAATTTTAATTTGAAATGTCTTTCTTTAATAAGATCTTCTACATATTTCTTAAGAGTCTTCATTGAAACATCTTCATTCAGCCACTCTGTTTTCCAGTCTTCTATTTGCCAGATGTTATCAATATACTGTGTTTTGATTGTACGTTCAATGGCTTTGGCGTGAGCTCTAAGTCCACCGTACAGATGCATATTAACAATACCGCCCGCATGTGAGCAGTATTGTTTATTACGTTCTTTAGGATCCTGTGCAATGCCAAAGCCTGCACGGCCTCCTAACGATTCGATCAAATAGAAGTAATACATTAGTCAGCCATGTCTAGCAAGTCTTGATCAAAGAATTCGATCAAACCATCAAACTGATCTAACAGGGTTGGAGCAATCTTTTCCTTGCCGCCGAAATGTTGATACAGCTGAACAAGGGCGCAAGCATAAGCGTCATCGTCCCAGTTGGCTTGATAGCCGTAACGCTTTGTAGTCCAACGACGATGTGCCTCTGTTACACTCTCTTGGAACTGTGACAGATTACCAAACAGGTTCTGCACTAGAGCCGCAAGCTCTTCTAGGAACTTAGGTGTGAGTTTAATCTTTGCACTGTCAGACTGACGAATTAAATCACGGAAGGCAAAAAACAAACTAACGTGAACATTTTCATAATGGAAGTATTTGTCATGCCATCCACAGGCAACACTAATTTCTTCTGTATTAAGAGTCTTAAATGTTGCGATGTTAGTAAAGGTGCCTGGATACTTGCTTAGGTCACTGTCTACTTCAACAGGGAAGCAATTATGCTTTTCTGCTGTAGCAACTTTCTTTTCAAGTTCAACATCGTCCTTATCACTCTTATCCTTGTCAATACGAATAGCAAAAACGCCATTACGGAGATCTTGATAAGCACTCTGTTTCTTTTTACCTTTGCCGTTAAGGATACCAAACGCCTTACGAGCATAAGCAAGGTTGTCCGTTTCTATATACATAAACGGATATTTAAATGTGCGCCAGTTAGTGTGTCCAGGGACTAGTCCTGCATCAATTAAGGCCGCAACGGTACTGACAGAATGTTGTGCGTCAATACTGATGAATTTGCCTTTGCTTGTTTTGATACAGATAACTGGCTGTAGTAGGGCAGGGTCAAAGACATCAGGATTAGCGATCGTTTTAGCACAATGCTTCTCGTCTAACTCGCGCTGAATATCCTCTTCGATATCTAGCACAACTAATTCTTCATTAGTGATTTTTGGAAAACGAGTCATGTCAAAAGTTTTATTTTGGGCCAGCCATGCCTTGATGGTCTTTTTCCAAACTGCACTCTTGTTTAGTTTATCAACTCGATCCTGTAGGTTAACAACCTTAGCAGATCCACGTTTGAGTGGATTGATTTTAACCATCGGATTTGGTTTACGAACTACATCTTCGTATTTGAGTTTAAATGCCATTGTGTGCCTTTCTGTGTTTATGTGCCTTTATTATATTCTCGTTTATGCAAACTGTCAAAAACTATTCCGATTATAGACAACTGGCATCTCACAAACATACTGCCTATTAACAGTATGTTTAATAAGATTACAGTCTCCGCCTGTGACTGCAGAACCTGCATGGTCACCTATGCCTTTACCCGTTACGGCGTATGAACCTATACTAGCCGCAGTATAAACAGCACAACCGTTTAACGAGATTCCGGCAATGGCGAGAATCGCGATAAGAAGGCTTCTTGTCTGCATGAGTATTCTTGTAGAGTCTTGATATTGAAGTATTCTACCCAAGGGTCGTTTTCTTCACTTTTATTGAATACGGCTTTGATCTTAAATATCGTGCCATTGCCGCCGCTGTATAAATCGTTTAACTTCACATT